AGTTCGAGCCCGCCTCGCCCGCTGTTTCGGAGCCTCACCCGTGAGCACCCGACGTGAGAAGGTTGCGGAGAAGGTTGAGCCGTGGATAGAGGAATATCGCTGCGGCTGCTCCGAATCGTTTTGGTTGAAGATGGACATGCTGGGTTATTGCCCGAAGCACGGCGACGACTGGATCGTTCGCCACAACGTCAAGACGGGAAGCTATCGCCGGAGGCACCGTGGCTAACCCGCTTCCCAAGTTGTCGGACTACACCTCGGGTCGGTTGTCCCCCAAGGAGCTGCGGTGAGCCACGCCGCCGCCCTGCTCGAGCTCACCCGGCCGGCGGACATCGGCCGGCGGATCGTCGCCTTCCAGGTCCGGGGCTGCCCGGCGCCCAAGGGAAGCGGGCGGGCCATGCTGATCGGCGGCAAGGCGCGCCATGTGCCGAGCGGGAGCAGCGCCAACCAGCGGGCGCTCCGCTCCTGGGATGCCAACGTGCGGGATGCCGCGGCCGAGGCGATCGGGGAGCGGATCGAGCCGCCTTTCGTCGGCCTCCCGCTGCGATGCGAGATCACCTTCTACTTGATCCGGCCGGCGGGCCACTGGGGCAAAAAGGGCCTCAAGCCGAGCGCGCCGCCCTATCCGTTCACCAAACCGGACGCCGGCAAGCTGGCCCGGAGCACCGAAGACTCGATGAAGGGGATCATCTTCGACGACGACAGCCGGATCGTGGACTCGATCTCCCGGAAGCGCTGGGCCGATCCGGGCAAAGAAGGCGCGAGCATCGTGGTCGAGGCCATGGTGTCATGAAGGCGCGACGGCTCGAACTCCACGCCGACGCGCTGAACCCGCCCCCTGACCGGGGCCGGCTGCTCACGGCCAAGGCGGTCGTGGCCGAGCTGATGCCCCAGGGGATTTCCGAACGCTACGTCCTGGAGCATGTTTACCCGCGGGTTGTCATCGCCCGCCGGGTGTTCTTCTATGAGGCCGACGTGAAAGACTGGATCAACCAACAGCGCAAGGAACGCGCGTCGTGACCCCGGACCGCACCTTCGGGGACCGCGGCTCCTACCGGTTCGACGAAACCATAGCTGGCGTGGGCCGGCTCCGGATGAAGTCCGGTGCCCGCACCCTCCGGGCACACTGGCAGCGGGTCGCTCTGATCCGGAAGCTGCGGGACCAGGCCCGGCTCGACCTGCTCCGGGCGTTGAAGGACCGGAAGATCACCATCCTGGAGCTGCTCGACAGCGACCGGCGGAACGACCTGCCGCGGCTGGTGGCGGATGTCTATGGCGCGCGGCCGCTCTGGAAGACGGTGGATGGCATCCTTGACGCCATCACCCGGAGCCCGGCCACCGTGGAGACCTACCGGAAGAGCTGGCGGGCCCTGCAAGCCTCTGGGGCGCTCTCCTCCGGCGCCAGCGTGGCGGACCTGACCCGGGTGGACTGGGTCGCGCTCGAGGCGGCCTGGGGCCGCTCCCCCGCCTCCTGGAACCAGATGCGCCGCGCCGTCTCCCGGGTGCTGACCCTGATCCTCGGCCACGAGAGTCACCCGCTGCGGGTGCAGGTGATGGCAGGCTTCCCCGCCAGGAAAGAAGTCGAGCGGGTCCCCGAGCTCTCGCCGGCCGAGTTCCGGAAGGCCCTAAAGGCGCTGGAGCGCCCGCTGCAAGGGCCGATCCTCCTCCTGGCCATGACCGGGATCCGCCTCGGCGAGTACGAGCGGCTGACGCCGGCGCACCTGGGCAACCATACGATCCGGGTGCCGGGCACCAAGTCCGACGCCGCCCCGCGAACCCTGCCTGTCGCGCCGGAGCTCTGGGGGTGGGTCACCGCGGCGGTGCCCTGCCCCATCTCCACCTGGTCGCTCCGGGTCCGGTGGTACGAGGCCCTGGGGCGGGCCCGCATCCCCCAGATCCGCCTGCACGACCTCCGGCACTGCGCCGCCCAGTGGCTGACCGACGCCGGTCGGCCCTTGGTGAGCATCATGCACACGCTGGGGCATTCTTCGATCGCTCAGACCGAGAAGTATGCCCGCCGGCGGTTGCGCCAGGATGACGCCGCAGCGATGGCCAAGCTGCTCGCCATCCCCCAGGTACACCCCCAGGTAGGTCGTTCAGGAAAGCGGCAAGTGAGCGGGGCGAGGGGATGGCGACGTGCCTAACCTGTTGTCGTTTCACGTGAAACGTGGCATGCTGGGGGCGGGGATCGAACCCGCAAGGGCCGAGGCCCAAGGGATTTTAAGTTGGCTGGGGGTAACGACTTTGGGCAACGCCCATAGCGCGGCACCCCGTCCCAACCACGTCGAAATACGCCCGAACTCCGCAAGATACGCCCGATTCAACACCGCGGCACCCAGGTGGACCCCCAGGGGATTCGCGATCCCATGACGTCCACCTTGCCGACCTGGGCGCACCGCTGGGCGCCGTCCTGGCTGCTCCGGTGGTGGTACTCATGACGGCGCCCTGGATCGACCTATTCGGCCGCTGTTCCCAGTGCGGTGAGCACGTCCCGTCTACCAGCGGTGGTCACAAACTGTTTCGGCTACTGGCGGGAACTGGGATTCGACGCGAACCCAGTGCGACCGCAGCGGACGCAGGGGATGGTGATCGTTGAGCCCGACCACAGCGGCATGGCTGCGCTTGCACACAAGGTCCCGGGTGACCCCCCTGTGCCAGCGGAACGACATCGCCCGGATCCAGGCGCTGCTGCTCTCGGGAGTGCTCCCGGTGACGGACCTGCACCACCTGGAGTTACGGCACCAGCCCGGGTGCCCGAAGTGGATCAGCGCCCGGAACCTGGAGTGCCGCTGCTGGCCGACGGTCTACGTCCAGGGGGAAGAGGTGAAAGGGTGAGCGATCCACAGGCCCCGGAGTCCCTGATCGACGGGGCGGATCTTGCCTGGCTGGTGGCGCTGGCCGGCGCTACCCCTCCGGGGAACTTCGTGGAACTCGGGGTCTACAAAGGGGGTTCCGCCTACTGGCTCTACCAGATGGCGGAGAAACAGGGCCGGAAACTGTACCTCTATGACACCTTCGCGGGACATACCGCGGTGGACCCGGAAAGGGACGACCTGACCGTCCATCCCCAGGGTCGGTATGCGGAGAACGCGGGGGAGCTCGATCGGATTCGGGGGCTGATGCCGAACGCGGTGATCTGCGTCGGCACCTTCCCGGAGACGCTGGTGGAGATGGGACCGGTGGCGTTCGTGCATGCCGACGTGGATGTCTACCCACCGACGAAGGCGATCTGCGATCTGATGCCGCCGCTGATGGTGGCTGGGGGGATGATCCTGTTCGATGACTACCCCTGGGAAGGCTGCCCGGGGGTGAGACAAGCGGTGGTGGAAGCGTTCGGGGAGGGACCGGTATTGCCGAACGGGAAGCGGCTGATCGTCAAGGGGGGAAAATGAACGAACCTGTGATAGTGAGGGTGGATATGGGGGCGACGGAGATTATTTGCAGCACGTGCGGGACCACTTTTCCCTTCGGGCACGGACACCGGTGTCTGACTGCGGCCGATGTGCTGAAACTAGTCGCGCCTTTCCTGCTGCCGAAGTGTGGATGTAGGGGGACCAGGCTTGAACGAGTGAACGAGGTAGATCAGTGGTGGGTTGACCACGAAAAGGTTTGCTCCCGGTGCAAGGCCATTCATGAAGTGTTGGCCCGACTGGCGGCCATCGAATGAAGTCCTCGATTCAACCCCGTTCTGGCTACAAGGCTGCGGCGAAGGCAACGTATCGGGAACTCATTTGGTCGGCCTTCCACCGCAACATCATAGGTGACGTTGGCTGCGCCAACGTGCTGATCTTGCCGGGTCCTACCGATCAGGAGATTCGGCTTGCCCTCGACAATGGGGTAACGCCTGAACGGTTGTGGATACTAGACAAGTCGCCCGCCGTGGTCGCGGTTCACAAACGATCTTACAAGAAAATAAACGCCATCGGGTTGCTCGTATCGGAGTCAGCCAAACGGCTAGAGGCCGATGGCTTCTGGGGCGCGAAACAGTGCTTTCTTAATCTGGATTTCTGCGGCATCGCTACATCTATTCAGTCGGAGATTGGGGCATTGTTCGGCCCGGGAAATTGGCCGAAGTCCCGCTGGCAGGTAATGGTGGGTTTGAACATGCAGCGCGGACGCGACCCAAAAGCAATAGCCGATCCTGCATCATACGAGACCGACCCGCTGCCGATAGAGATACCCGATGGACTCCCACCCATTCCCGGCTGTCCGTCTTTCGGGCGAGAGGCGCTGACGAGAAAAGATGGCCATAGGATTGGCGAGTGCATAGATAGGTGTGCGGCTTTCTGTGATCACTTGGCGTCGGGGATTTATAAGAGTGATCGCGTATCCATGCTATGGACGCTACAGCGCCTCATTCAGCCGACGGCGGTTGAGTGCTTTTTAGCCATGGCGACGGCGAACTTCTTTGAAGCGCAGTCCTCCCAAGAAAGAATGCAACTGCGCGATCTGGGGTACTGCGTTCCACCCCTGCTCGGGCGCAAGGTGCCAACGCGGGAGATCTACCGTTGGGCATCTATGTGGGCGCACAAAGTACCGACGATTCCCAAACCCGGTTTAGGGCTTTGTACGGTGATAACGCAGGCGGTAATTGAGGAAATGTTGCGAAGGGGCGGTAGGGAATACGGACCACCTGGGTCCATTGCCAAGATGAACGCCGTATTGGGCTGGTGCAGGCGAAACGGCCCACTGAGGCCCCGGTGACCGCCTCCGGTCCGTCCTTTCGCCTTGACTCCGTTCCCCCGGGAGCCCGTCCCTGGACCTCAGACCGAGAGGCCAGGGAGGCGGCCGGCTCAACTGTTTGGTATGTTTTCATGGCGAACGAGCCGTGGCGGTGCCCCCTGTGCGGGCATGTACGGGGGGCCTCCGGATCGGGGCGAGGGGTGGCGGTGCGGATTCACCCAGAAGGCAAACCCGCACCGCCCACATCGGTCCACGGTGAGAGCTTCACCTGTAAATGCGGGACGCATTTGGATAAGAGGGACCTTCCGGTAGCGAGGGGATGATGGATGAACTGAGCAGCGGACAGCTACCGGCTAACCGGATCGCTCCGGTGTGGGATAAGGAAACGGCGGAATGGTTCAAAGGGTTCGGGCGCTGCATGGTGTGCGGTGAGATGATGAATCTCGGAGAGCGATACTGGCTCAACTCTGCGGACATGATCGCCGAGCCGCAGCGGGTCTTTCACAACCGCTGCACCGCTTTGCCGCTTCCGAATCCGCTGACCTACAGGGAGGTGTCGGCCATGAGTGACCTTCCGATAGCGAGGGCACCATGAAGACGCCAGAGGAAATCGCAGGGGACGAGGCCCACAGGGAACGCGAGGCGGCGCTGCGGCCGAGGTTGACGGACGAGTTCTTCGAGACGCTTCGGCCTAATCATGGACGCGGAAGTGGCAGACGACCACGTTGAGCTTGCGAAACTCCACGATACCCTGGTGGAAATAGCAGGACGCGACCCGGGCGAATACCTGTGGCGTAACCAGCCTGATCCGCCCCCCGTTTTCCCGGTGGTGAGGGGAACATGACATACCATGTTGTTGCGGACGCCAAGATCGTTGCTGAGTGGCTTCGCAGCGTTGGCGTCGCTGGGCTACCCCAGAAGGCGAAGCTGACCAAGGCGGGAATCAGTATGAGCGGCGACAACCTGATTCTGGACTTTGAGACTCGCGGTCCTAAGGGGTTCGTAATGGAGAACAGGTTGGCCAAGCCGATGCGACAGAGGCCACGATGAACCGTCGTGGCTTTCTCGGCTTCTCCCTTGCTGCGGTCGGGGGTGTCCCATGGGCCAAAAGGTGATCGTCTATCACGCTAGCTACGGCTGCGACACCGGGTGCTGCGGTCATGTGGTGCAGATCGGGGAAGTCCGCTCGGACTTTCAGTTTGACCACCCGTACAACGAGACCCCTCTGGAATTTGCCAAGCGCATGGTGACGGAGACATTTGGGGCTGACCACGTTGCGGACCTTGACTGGGAGAACTGCGTCATCTCAGACGACTAGCGCCGTGTAGTCTCCACGTTCGTACCGCTCACCGCGACCCTCTGACGGTCCCGAGCTGTCCCGAAAGGGATAGTGGGGCCGTTTTCACTTTCAGGGAGGGACGATGAAGCGCATCGCGGTACTGGGTGACCCGATGTTGGATGTGTGGACCGACCTCCGGAGCGTGCGGCCGAACCCGGAGGACCCGGACACCCTGGTGGTGCAGTACGAGGGGTCGAAGGTGCAGCCGGGTGGGGCGCTCAATGTCGCGGCGAACCTCGCCGCCCTGGGGAACGAGGTGACGTTCTTCGATGTCACCACCAGGGGCCCTACAGACAACCAGCGGTTAGCGGAAATGCTCGCTGGGGTCGGGGTGGACTATCGCGGGTTCCGGGACTTCACCCTTGGCACCCCAATCACCCGTAAAGAGCGGGTTCGGCTCGACGGCAGCCTGCTCTACCGAAAAGACGATGACTGCCAGCCCCGGGTGATTCCACCCCTGAAGCTGCTGGACGGACTCCCCTCGGTCTTCGATGCCTTCGTGTTCGTGGACTACGGCAAGGGCTCCCTGCATCCCGGCGAAATCGTCCCGGCCCTCCTGACCACCATGCCGGACGATGTGCTGGTGATCCTCGATGTGAAGCCGGACCTGCACCGCGCCTTCCTCGGCTGGCGGGACTGCTGGCGCAAGAACGTGGTCCTCAAGGCCAACTACGGGGAAGCCCGCTCGGTCATCTCCCCCGACCCCCGGGCCTGGATGGACCGGCTCGAGTACAAGGTCCACATGGTGGTGGTCACCAACGGCGCGGAAGGGGCCCAGTACTGCGATCACCGGGGCAACGCCGGCGCCGCCTACCCCACCGTCCTCCTCTCCGCGCACCCCACGGTCTGCGGGGCCGGGGACGTGTTCACGGCCGGCCTGACTCACTCCCTGCTCTCCTGTGCGACTGAGTTCCAGGCGGTGCAGACGGCGGTCAACCACGCTACGACGCTGACAGCATCGGGCCAGCAGGAAACGCTCTGTCTCGCCAAAGAGGACGCGCTGTTCACCGATCCGGACCTGACCGACCGGCTCCAAGCCACCCGATGATCGGCCGCACCGTCCTCACCCCCCGGCAAGCCTTCATCGCCGCGACCCTGTACGCTGAGTACGGCTGGTCCGCTCTGCAAATCGCCTTCGCCTCCGGTTACGGGAGGCGAGCGGTCGAGAATGCGATCCGCAATCAGGGGGTCCGGATCTACCGCGGGGGCTGGCACACCCGGCTCCGGAGGCCGGACGGGCCGCACATCACCCCGCTTGCCGTGGCTCACTGGTTTGCCGCAGCCCGGGAGTTCATCGACCCGTTGCCTCCGGAACAGAGCACTGAAGTGGGCGGGGTGACGTTCATCCTGTTCCGGCGGAGAAGGTGCCCACGGTGTGAACACTTAACGACTTACGCGATTTCCTGCCCCCGGTGTGGGGAGGTATTCGACCCACCCGATCGGAGACAGGAACGGCACCAGCCTGACATTGACCGCAGACACCCACTCCCGGCGAGGACCGCATGAACGCCCTACCGTCTAACAAGAGCCACCCCATCCTTCCGTCTGGCATCCACATCAGCCCGGAATCCTTCGATGCGATAGTCACAGGTTCCGGAACCTACGCGGTTCAGGTTGCTGGTGAGCCAGACTACCCCGCGTTCTGGGAGACCTTCGCGGTGGACGACGAAGGGAGGCGTGAGGTGCGTTGCATTGCTACGGAAAGCAACGGTGAACCTGGAACCCGGAGGTTCTATCTCCACGCGGCCCCGGGCTCCACCGTGGAGGGGCTACCATGACGAAGCCCACCCGCGAACTCACCGTGGCGGAGTTGTATGAGCGGGCAGAGGAACGACTTGCGGAGATTGAGCGGGACGTAAAGCCGCGACTCGTTCACATCAACGCTATCCGCGCCGCCTTGAACTGTGCCAAAGAGAGGCCGGGCCTGACCGAAAGGTGGGGAGATGTCGCAGAGCGGATCGCAGACCGACTAATCGGGGAGGACGCTGCGATCCGGGATGTCATCGGTGAGAAGGACGATCCGGACCCGCTGGAGCCGTGGCAGGGCGGGTCTATATGACCGCTAACGGCACCGACCCCAATCCCTTCACCCTCGTTGAAGGGTGCCGCTACGGCCGCTTCCTGGTCCCGCCCACCGATGCCTATGTCGGCCGGGCCCTGCAGGAGTACGGGGAATACTCGGAAGCCGAGCTCGACGTGCTGCTTTCTATGATCACCAACGAGACCCGGGTCGTGGTGGCCGGCGCCAACATGGGAAGCTTGGTCGTCCCGCTCGCCCGCCATGCCTGGGAGGTGGTGGCCTTCGAGCCCCAGCGCTGGATGTCCCAGCTCCTCGCCGCCAACGTCGTCCTGAACGGCCTGCTCAACGTCCGGACCTACTGGGCGGCTTTGGGCAACAAGCCGGGGCTGGTCACCATCCCCATGCTCCGGCCGGACATGCCCAACAACTTCGGCGCCTTCGAGATCGAGGCGGTGCAGGATGTGCCCGGAGACCTGGTCCCGGTCTACAAGCTGGACAACGTCCCGGACATCGCCATGGGCCTGCTGACGATCGATGTCGAAGGGATGGAGCTCGACGTCTTGCAGGGGGCGGAGCAGACCATAGCCAAGTGCCGTCCAATCGTGTACTTCGAGGCAGACCGCGCCCTCAAGCGGGGCGCCGTCTTCGACTGGTTCCGGGCCCGGAACTACTCGCTCCACTGGCACCGGACCCCGTTGTTCAACCCCAAGAACTTCAAGGGGAAACCTGAAGACCTCTGGGGCAACAAGGAAACGCTGGTGATCGCTGAGAACGTGCTGGCCCTGCCCAATGAGCGGGGGATCAAGGCGCTCAACTTCCCACCCGTCTTGGAGTTATGATTACGGATGTCTGAGAAAATGTCAGGCCAAAAGTCACGTCAGCCTGGTGGTTTCACCGGCGCTGATGACCCTCGCCGCGGGAGGGGGCCGAAGAAGGGCGCCCCGAACGCCGGCCGCCCGCCTGACAAGCACCGGGAGTGGTGCCAGGCGATGATCTCTAAACCCTCCTGTGAGAAGGCGGTGAAGGCCGTGCTGGCCGACCCGAAGCACCCGGCCTTTGCGGCGATGTGGCGAGCGGTATCAGAGCGGGGCTATGGCAAGGCGGTGCAGCCGATGAGCAACGCTGACGGATCGAACCTCACGCCGGCCAACATCACGGTCCGGCTGGTTACGCCGGATGCCGGAGGTAGCTGAACCCGAAGTCCAGATCCCGGAAGCCTTCGGGTTTCTGCTCGACCCCCCGCTCGGTGACCTTCGATACCGCGTCGCCTACGGCGGTCGTGGTTCCGCGAAGTCCTGGCAGTTCGCTCGCGCATTGCTCCTCCACGGGGTTCAAGCCAAACTCCGTATCCTCTGTGCCCGCGAATACCAGTCCTCCATCAAAGACTCGGTGCACCGCCTCCTGACAGACCAGATCACCACCTTGGGGCTCGCTGGGTTCTACTCAGTCCAGCAGACCGGGATCTTCGGCAAGAACGGCACCGAGTTTCTGTTCAAGGGGATGCGCCGCGACGTGGCTGAAATCAAATCCACCGAAGGCATTGATATCTGCTGGGTGGAGGAGGCGGAGGCCGTCAGTGAGACAAGCTGGCGGGTGCTCAAACCCACGATCCGGAAACCGAAGTCCGAAATCTGGGTCAGCTTCAACCCCGCACTTGCCTCAGATCCCACCTATCGGGAGTTCATCGAGAAGCCCCCGGGTCGATCTATCGTCAAGCTGGTGACCTTCCGGGACAATCCCTGGGTGCCCAAGGAACTGGTGGAGGAGGCCGCGGACCTCCTGACCAAGGACCCCGAAGCCTATGCGAACGTGTGGGAGGGGGAGCCATGGACCCGCTCTAATGAGGCGGTCCTGGCGGACCGGTGCACGGTCGATGACTTCGCCCCACAGTCCCACTGGAATGGGCCCTATTACGGCGCGGACTGGGGATTTGCGAAGGATCCCTCGGTCCTGATCCGGATGTGGTTGGCCGATCGCCGGCTCTACATCGAGTACGAGGAATCCGGTGTGCAGCTCGATATGGATGAGCTGGCCCGGCGGTTTGACCGCGTGCCTGGCGCCCGAGAGCACGTCATCCGCGCCGACTCCGCGCGGCCGGAAACAATCAACGAAATGACCCGCAGAGGGTTCCGGATCGAAGGCGCCCCGAAGTGGGATGGGTCAGTCAAGGATGGCATCGAGCACTTGCGAAGTTATGACCGGATCGTCATTCACAGCCGGTGTAAGCTGACCATCCAGGAGTCGAGGCACTACCGCTACAAGACGGATCCGAGAACCGGCGACGTACTGCCCAAGCTGATCGATGCCCACAACCACACCTGGGATGCCATTCGGTATGGGCTGGGTCCGATGATCAAGCAGGCTCCCACCTTCTCCACCCCCTCCGCTCCCGTCGCTTTCTAGCGTCCAATCCGATAGCTAGACCCCTGGGTGAACTGAACCATACGGGGTCTTCCATGCTGGCTTTGGTCGTCGGCGTCCTCGCCTTTTTGCTGGGCCTCACGGCCGGGCTCGTCCTGCACACCGTGGCGCACGGCCAGTGGACCCGGGACATCCTCAAGGCCCTGTCCGATCTGACCCTGCTGCACCAGGACCTCGACACCAAGGTGACCCGCCTCCTTCCACCTGAGAAGACACCATGAGCTACGACCTGACGGATTTCCATGCCGCCGTGGATCGGTGGAATAACACCCAGCCCGACCAGCGGCCGACGCCGGCATACCACTGGTGGGACGCCAAGGCATCACGGCTGCTGAACAAGTACCTGACGGCATCCCTCAAGAAATACCCGGGTTCGACCGTGCGGGCCTATGTGGGGATGACGGAGGATGGGCTGGCCATGCTGATCCACGCCGTTGCCGACAAGGAAGGCACCATCGTGGGCTGGTTCAACGAGAGCTTCCCCTGCCCGCCGCGGTGCGGCTGATGGGCTGGGACATCCTGTCCTACCTGTCCTACTGGAGCTCCACGCTCCCCCTGCTGGCGTGCGCGGTGCTCTACCTCCTGCACCGCCATCCCTCGACCGATGCCTGGCTCCTGTCGGCGGCGTTCTTCGTCAGTTTCATCGCCGACTCACTGGCGGCGGCGCTGGCCGTTCAGCATCTCAACAACTGGTGGCTGTCCTACGCCTTCGCGCCGCTCCAGTTCGGGCTCCTGCTCTATGTCGTGAGCATCCGGAACGATGTGCGCAATGTCGCGTTGATCGGGCTGTTCCTGCTGGCCATCGCGTCGGCGACCCGCGGCACACTGAACGCCCCGGAAACCTTCGTCAAGGTAGTCGGCGGGGCGGTCGTCGGGCTCCTGATCCTGGAGGGGCCGATCCGCCGCTACCGGGGACCGGTGCTCCTCTACTGCATGGGCGCGATTCCCTGGCTCCTGGCCATGGGCGCGGTGCCCCGCGAGCAGCCGGCCTGGTTCTGGCTCTGGGCCGCCTATCTGGTGACCCGAATCCTCGCGCTCGGCTGGATGGTGCGCGCCCTGACACGCCCGGTTCTTACGGTGGAGGTACAGCATGGATCCGGACAGCATCAAGTATTTGGTGAACGCCGGACTCGGGTTCGCCGTGCTGGCGGTGGTGGTGGTCATGGTCTTGCGACGCGGCAACGGTAACGGGCAAGCGAAGCCGGCCGAGGGCGGCACGCTCTACTTCCAGCTCGAGGCCCTGTCCCGGGACATCCGGGACCTGTCCCAGGACTTGAGCCGCTATCAGAGCGCGGCGGAACTCTCGGCCCGGGACCGGCACGAGCGGCTGATGCAGGGACTCGAGGTGATGCGAGATGCGATTGCAGACCACCAGCAGGCGGTCGAGCGCCGATTGCCGGCCGCATGATGGACTTGCCGAAGTTCCGGAAACCCCGGGAGCCGGTGGTCTTCATTCGGCTCTTTATGGCGACGGTGGGTGTGGTCACCGTCGTGAGTGGCAGTGTCTTGGTAGCGCTCGCGGTGTGGCGGTTAAGTCATCCAGCCCCGGCGGCTTTGCCAGTGCCGCGTGTGGTGGGCACGGTGCTGTCGTTCGCGTTCCTGCTCGGCTTTCTGTTGTCCGGGATTTGCTGGATCATGGTGGCCCTGAGTGACAGGCTATGGAACTCAACCTCCTGATCTCCCTGGCGGGGATCCTTGGGGCGGGCCTCTCGTCCTATCTGGGCGTGAAGATCGCCGTGGCCGAACTGCGGAAGGACATCCAGCGGATCGACCACATCACCGAAGGGCACGGCGACCGATTGGAACGGCTGGAACGACCCTACTTCAACAGGACGGGTGACCGATGACCATTCTTGTGACGTGCGCCGCGCTGGTCTACCTGATCGGGATCATTCGGCTCTGGCTGCTCACCCTGCTGGACGTGGTCACGGTGAACGTCGGTGGGTAACTGGAATAGCCCGACCGGGCCGCGCCTGGGATTGATGATCCACTACACCGCGGGCAACTTCGCGGGCTCCGTCGCGTGGTGTAAGGACCCGGCCAGCAAGGTGAGCTATCAGGCCATCGTTTCCCAGAAGGGGGAGGTTGCGCTGATCGCGCCGTGGGACAAACGGGCCTGGCACGCGGGGCACTGCAAGTCGAGCGACCCACGCCTCCCCTACAAGGACGGCAACTCAGCCTTTGAAGGCATCGCGCTGGCGAGTCTCGGCGCCGGGGACATCGTGACGCCGGAAGCGTTCGCGGCGATCGTCGGACTCTGCAAAGGTCGGTTCCTCGCGCACGACTGGCCGGTGACCGATGACTGGCGGATCGTGGGCCACAACACCGAGGCATGGCCTCGAGGCCGGAAAGCTGATCCCGAAGGGCCCGACCCGGCGCACCCGGTGCTGAGTGTCGCAGCGGTGCGGGTCGCGGTGGGGTGCCTATGAGCTGGAAATGGCTGGCTGAGATGCCGAGCACCAACGTCCGGATCGCCAACTCGATCCTGATGGCGATGGGGACGTTTCTGCTCATGGCGGTGACGGCGCTCATCGTGGTACTGCGCGGCACAGGTCAAGGCTGGGAGCCGTCGGAAATCTGGCTCGGCTTCCTGGTGCTCTGGGCCGGGCTGGACCTGGGTCAGTTCATGGGCAAGCGGACAACCGACGCGGCTTATGTCGCGGCCAAGCAGACGGGCGAGCCCCCGAAGGATCCACCGCCCGAACCCAAGCCCCCAGAGATCGGAGCCTGAATCCATGTTCGCGACCCTGACGATTCCCGAGCGCGATCGTGCCCGATTCGAGAAGGACTTCGATGAGAAGCTGGTCCCGCACCCCGACGACGTGGACGGAGTGCAGCCCTACGACTGGCGGGAGGACGCCGCGTTTCGGGAAGCGATCCGGCTCGGCTTCATCGAGGGCTGGAGTCTCGAGGGCTACTACACCTTCTGGGCGGTGCGGGGCGACGTGGTGATCGATCCGGCGCAGCCCACCTGGGGGCAGGCCCGGAAGTGGTTGCTCCGGGTGCTGGCGCTGCCGGGTGACACGCCGATCCCGGCCGCCTGGCCGACGTTCGATCCGGACGCGTTCGCGGAGTGGGAGGCGCTGCAGGACACGGACGTGCCGATGCCGCTGGGTGGGCTGCCAGGGGCTCAGGGATGAGCACCAGCGTCCAGGGGAGGCGCATCGATCACGACCCGGCGCAGGACGCTGATCAGTACCCCTTCCCTCGATTACGGCCGGGCGACTACGGCAAGGACCGTGATGGTTGCTGGCACTGCTGGCCACCTTCGGGACCCGGCCCTGGCTGTCTGTCGAATCACACGGTCACAGAACACGAGGACAGCACGATCACGGTCGCGCCGTCGATTCTGATCTCCAACCACACGGGCAGCTGGCACGGCTACCTCGAACGCGGTGTGTGGAGGGAGTGCTGATGAAATCCCCCCTCGACCTGGTCTGGAGGCTCGCCGCGATCGCCGGCGTGCTGGGCCTGGGCTTCGTGCTGGGCCGGATGAGCGGCGGCGTGGACGACCAGGACTTGCGCGACAGCCTGGCGGTTTATCGCGAGCACCGGACAACCGACAAGGCTGAGAATGCCCGGATGCGCAACGACCTGAAGGACGAACATGAGAGGCGGGTGCGGTCAGAAGCGGTCACCCTCAGTCTGACCGAGAGCGCGGCACGGCTAGTCTCAGGGGCATCGCGGACGATGGTAACTGCGAACGAGACTAAGCGCCGGGCGGACTCGATGTTTGCAAGCCTCCGGAACGCCCGGACTCTGAAAGACACGAACGACGTACTGGTGGCGGCCTGCACCGAACGCGGCAACGAATGCGCGCTAGTGCGGCGGGCTAATGATTCGCTGTTCAGGGCGACCGCCGACCTCAAGAAAGCTGACAGTTCCTCGCAGCAGACGATCGCCAGCTTCCGGCGCGACTCGGTCACGCTGACCAACCGTGTCGCCCGGGATAGCAGCCGGCTCGACGAGGCGGACGGTCTGATTGTCCAACTCCAGAAGGCGGCCCGCGGGTGCCGGGTGCCGCTGGTCGGCATACCCTGTCCAATGGGGACAGTCAACCTCGACTTCGACGGGACCAACAGAACCCTCTCGATCGGTGCTGGTATGCCGCTAAAGCTCTGGGATGCCCTACCCCGGATCAATTTGTCGGTGACGACCCCGATCTATCGGAAGGGAAAGCCATGATTCCTCGATTCGCGCGGAACACCATCTGGGCCATCATCGGGCTCACGCTCGGCATGGTCCTCGCCGCCCAGGCCCAGTCGAAGCCCGGTATGGCCCGGATCAGCTCGACCACCACGCAGATCAGGATGCGGGTGCGGTGGACGGCCATCACCTACCAGGTCCCGATCGCCTACGTGGTGACCTGGACTCGGAACAACCAGGTCATGGCCAGGGATACGACGGCACGGCTGGCCGATACGGTGGCCTTCGCACGGGCGGGCCAGGGCATCCCCGACAGCATCTCGGTGCGGGTCGGCGCGCTCTATCAGGGAACGGTTTATGGTGAGGTGAGCAGCAGCTACATCTACAGCAACGGGACGGCGCCGGCCCCTGTGCCACCCCCGCCCCCTGCTCCCCCGCCGCCGCCACCACCTCCTCCGCCGGCGCCGCTGAAGGCGGTCATCGACCCGAAGCCGCCGGTCTGCGTCGGGCTCACCTGCTGGCTCGATGGCACAAAATCAACCGGGGCGATCGTCCGCCGGGAGTGGTTCGAGATCTGCCCGCTCTGCAATCGGGCCGCGGTGCAGGACACGAACCCGATCTGGACGTACCTGACGCCCTCGACCAACAACCGGTGGCGTGGCCTCCGGATCTTCGATGCGAACGGGGCGGTCTCCCTGGATTCGGTCTTCTTCGCAAGTAGCGCGCCGGTGGACACCACGACCCCGGTTCCTCCACCCCCGCCCCCTCCAGGCACCCCTCCGCCCGTTGCGGGGATGCCGGAGCTTCCCCGGGTCTACCTGAATACCGCCTACGTCGCGCCCACCGGGCCGATCCGCCGGGTGCCGGCTGGCGGTGACCTCCAGGCCGCGCTCAACGCCGCCGCGTGCGGTGAGCGGATCCTGCTGGCCCCGGGTGCCGTCTATACCGCGGCCTTCAAGCTCCCCAAGAACTGCACCGCGGTGACGGAGGTGAGCACCGAAACCACGCTCCCACCGGAAGGGACGCGGGTCACCCCGACCACGGGAGCCAGTTTCGCCCGGCTCCGGACTCCCGGCGGCAATCAACCGGTCCTGATGGCCAACGTCGGAGCGGGTGGCTACCGGATCATGGGGGTGATCATCGAGGCGCCGACAAGCGTGACGGCACTCGGCGCCCTAGTGGAGTTCCACACCGCCCCGCTGACCGCCGTCTCCCAACTGGCCCATGACATCATCCTCGACCGGGTGGTGATCCAGGGCCATGACCAGCTTCAGCTCCGGCGCTGCGCCCTGCTTAACGCGGTGCGGGTCGCCGTGGTGGACTCCTGGCTCGCCGGCTGCCACGCCAAGGGCTCCGACTCCCAGGCCATCCTCTTCTGGGACACGCCGGGGCCGGTCAAGATCGTGAACAACATGCTGGAAGGCGCCGGGGAAAACCTGATGATCGGCGGGTCCGACCCCCAGCTCTCCGGCGTCGTGCCCTCCGATATCGAGATCCGGCGCAACCACATCTACAAGCCGCTGGCCTGGAAGGCGAGTAATGCCTGGACGGTGAAGAACTCGCTCGAGCTCAAGATCGGGAAGCGGATTCTGATCGAAGGGAACGTGCTCGAGAACGCCTGGCCCGATGGCCAGGTGGGATTCGCGGTGGTCATCAAGAGCGTGAACCAGGCCAACTCCGCACCCTGGTCGGAAACCGCGCACGTCACGATGCAATGGAACCTGATCAAGAACACCGCGCACGGGATCGACATCTCCGGCCACCCGGAGCCTTACCCGGTGATCTGGGGCAACAACATCGCCGCGGTGCAGAACCTCCTGATCGGGCTGAACGGTCCCGGCGGGGCGCGGGGCTTCATGCTGGACGGCGCCACGGCCGGCACCACGATCCGGAACAACACCGTCCTGGGCTCGACCGGGCACGGACTCTTGCTCCACGGGCCCAAGCAGACCGGGACGCTCACCATGGAAAACAACCTGGTGGAGACCTGGATCAAGAGCGCGGACGGGTTCGACTACGGTGTGCAGGGATTGAACGGGCACCTCGCCGCGTGGGCCGTCAGCGGCAACCTGTTCGTGATTGCCTATGACAACGTGATCGCCCTGCACCCACCGGGCAACCGGTTCGCGCCGTCCCTGGGCGGGGTGGGGTTCGTGAGCTTCCCGGGGGACGTCCGGCTCTCGGCCTCGAGCCCGTTCCGGGGCACCGGGACCGATGGGAAGGATCCGGGCGTGGACTTCGCCACGCTGATGCAGAAGATCGCTGGGGTGGCACCATAATGCGCGGCACCAGGAAGAACTACCAGACGCAGTGGGAGCACAACCTGCCGGCCACGCCATCCTCATCCAATTGGGGCCAGCAGCTGACTGCCCACGCGACTCCGCACTCAAAGGGTGCGTGGTCAACGGTCGTCGCCTCCACCGGCTCCGATATGTACGGGTTCTGGATCAGTATCGCGGAGACGAGGGGAGCGAACACCAGAACGGATATGATGCTGGACATCGCTACCGGGCCGAACCAGGAGAACATCATCGTCCCGGAGTGGCTTTGCGGCTGGCGGACCTCGGTGCTGGTAGGTCCGTCACCGATCTTTTTCCCCATTTTTATCCCACGCGGAACGCAGATCTCTGCGCGGATCCAAGCCCTCATCGCCAGCGACACGGCGGTACTACTGTTCTTCGGCCATTACAACACCAGCGCACTGCCGGGCCGCATGTTCGTGGGCTGTGATGCCTATGGCACGGCCGCGGCATCCTCAACCGGGACAAGCCATACGCCGGGGAACTCCGGAGCGGATTCCACCGCCGCCAACATCGGAAGCACGCTGGCGAAGAACTATGGGGCGGTGATGCTCCAGGTCCAGGGCACTTTGGCCGATACGGTCATGACCAACAACGGCTATCACTGGAAACTCGTCGTGGGCGGATCTGAGCGCACCATCTGGTACACAAACTCTGAGGTCGGAGAGCGAGTGACTGGGCCCTTCCCGCCGACGCCGTTCCCTATGAGCCTCGCCGCCGGGGAGCAGTTGCAGATCAAGGCCGAGGCCGAGGGCACGGCCGAGGCGCAAGACGTGGCATTCTACTGCTTCTATTGAGGTGACCCGTGGCGATCTCTGAAGCCGTTACCGGGACCAAGGCGGTCGATACGACCGAGTGGTCACTCACGACTGGCGCTGCTGGTCCGGCCGCTGACACGACGGACGGCATCTTTCAGCTGTTCCTTGACCTGAGCGACATGGTGGCGGGGGACATTTTGCAGATCCGGTTGTACGAGAAGACGCGCTCTGCGGATACCCAGCGGCTCGTGGAGGAATGGGTTCTCGCTGGGGTGCAGTCCACGCCCGGGTGGGTATCAGACTCTTACATCTTGCTGCACGGCTGGGACTTCACGCTCGACGCTCTGGCCGGCACCATCACCGTGCTCTGGTCGATCCGGAAGGTCGCCTAGATGAGCTGGTTCGGGCCACTCCTCGAGGCGGCGCACACGTCCCAAAAGTTGCTGGCGATCGGGATAGCGAGTGAGACCGACGACGGTCTGTCGATCACCGCCCAGAAACAGGTCGCCATCGGTCAGGCGAGTGAGGCCGACAGCGGGCTGGCCTTCACCTCCACCAAGATCACCGCGATTGGTCAGGCATCGGAGACCGACACCGGGCTCTCGATCTCACCCCAGGAGATGTTCGCGGTCGGGCAGGCCAGCGAAACCGATGCCGCGCTTGCGTTCACCAGTTCCAAGGTGCTGGCCATTGGGGTCGCCGTCGAGGCGGACACCGGGTTCTCGGTCACGGCGCAGAAGGCGGGCGCGGTAGGGCAAGCGGTCGAGACCGACACGGGCCTAGCGTTCACCCCAGCCAAGCGACTGGTCATCGGGATCGCGGAGGAAACCGACTCAGCCCTCGCCATGACGGCATCTGGTGGCGCATCGGCCGTGGTCTTGGTGCGGGGTGGGATCGCCGTCCTGACCATTTCCGGGGCCCGGCCTGTCGTCCTCACCGCCGCCGGCCATCGGGATGCAGCCCTTACCGTGGCGGGGCGTCGGCCCGCCGCCCTGGAGACTACTGCCGTATGAGCGACTTCCGGCAACGGATCACCGATCCCGTCTGTGAACAGACGGCCTGCACCCTGACCCTGCCTCTGACCGACCAAGACGACGTCTTGGTTCCGAAGGTGCAATTAAGTACGGTGACGCTAACGCTATACCAGGCGGGGGTGCCCGGCACCTACATCAACAGCCGAAACGCCCAGACAATACTGGACGCAAACGGGGGCACGGTGGCAACCGATGGGACGCTGACGCTGGTGCTGGGGAACCTGGACAACGTGCTCAGCAGCCAGAGCGCGGCCCAGGAGTTCCATGTGGCGCTGGTGCGGTGGACCTGGGCCAGCGGAACCCGCCAGGGGGCGAAAGAGATCACGTATCGAGTAGTCAACCAGGCGCAGCTCGCCTAACCACGAAAGTAGGGTATCAGTGTGGCCGACTCGGTGTTCAATATTGCCAAAGGTCGCGTGGTGGAGTATTACAACCGGGTTGAGGGTGATGACCCAGCCAACAGCGCCCTGATCGTGGTGGCTCTGAAGGCGACGGGACTGGAGTCGCACGCCACCCTCAAGGACTACGACGACCTGGCCGCGATTCTCGCCGCGACCAACGACGAGGCCACTAACACTGGGTACGCCCGGAAGGTGCTCACCCAGGCGGAGCTTGCCGCGCTGCCGGCGCCGGATGACACCAACGATCGGTATGAGGTGGACATCCCGGACCAGACCTGGACGGCGGTGCAGACCACCGGGGGGGCATGGGGGATGCTGTTGATCTGCTACGACCCGGACACCACCGCGGGGACGGATGCCAACATCATCCCGCTCACCATGCATGACTTCGCGGTGACCCCGGACGGATCGGACATCGTGGCCCAGGTCAATGCCCTCGGCTTCTTCCGGGCCGCATGAACGACCAGCCGAAGTATGGGCCAACGGGCTGGTATACCCAGCCCTTCAGCGGGCAGGGACCCTTCGGTCCGTGGCGTACCATGGTGCACGTTACCGAGGATGGGCGGCCGATCCTCACAGACTCGGAGGTCCGCTACCTCAGTACGAGCCCCGCCGAAGTGAAGGGCTTGTACGGTCACGACGCGACACCCGCCCAGCGCGAGGGTGCAGCGCGGCGTCAGGCCAGGCGGTTCGTGAAACTGCGGGCTCAGTGGGCCAGCCCCCATGAGGTCGCGTGACCCAGTTGCTCGCGGGTCAGTCTGACACGCTACAGGTCCAGGCCGGGGCGTTCACCCCGGTCTCTGGATCCAACGACTCCTGGCTGGACGTTACCCATCCCCTGTACGACAAACTACTCCCCCGATGGCAGATGGTCAGTGACTTCTACCTGGGGGAAGTGGCGGACGAGAACACCGCCCGCACCTATCTGGTGCAGCGTTTCCAGGGGGAACCGCTCAAGGCATTCAACGAGCGGGTGAAGGTCGCGGACTACACCCCGCATCTCGGTACCCTGATCGACACCCTGGCCGGGATGCTGTTCGCGGTTGAGGACCGCGCCACCCGGGTATGGACCGGAGAGTCCGGTAATGACGGGCTCGGCGACCCTAACAAGAAAGGCACCCCCGCCCACCGCCTGATGATGGATGCGGACGGGAAGGGGTGCGGGTGGCTGACCCTCTGGCGGCGCTGCACCCTGGATATCATCAACACGCAATTCCACTGGGTGCTGGTAGACACCGTGAAGGGCCGGCATGTCGTCAAGCTGGTGCCTCCCACCGCGGTCCCGAACTGGGTGGAAGGGCACAACGGGCCGATCGATGTGCTGATGAAGGAACGCCGGGATTCCCGGACTCGCCTGGACGGTGAGGGAATAGCGGAGCAGGAGACCTTCATCCGCTGGCAGATCAACGGCTGGACGCGGTGGGTGAAGGACGCCGACGGCACCCCGCGGCAACTGACCGGGGAGGGATCGCGGGGCTCCTACGCCTACGTGGATCGGAACGGGGATCCGACGCTTCCGATCTTCCCGGTGCAGCTCCCCATTCGGCGGTACGTGGCGTGGCTCTTGGCCAAGAAAGCCGCGGTCATCTTCAACCAGGAAAGTGTGCGGGACTTCGCGATTCGGGTGGCCAGTTTCGTCAAGTTGGTGATCGGGACTGAGAGCGAGGAGCAATTCGGAAACCTCCTCAAGAAAATCCAGGCAGGCGAGAACATTCTGCCCGAAGGCAAGGAGGTAGGCGGCGCCCATCGGTTCATCTCGCCGGTCACCGACGCCCTGGCCAACGCCTCCGAAGTCCTCAAGACCAAGATCGAGGACTTCTGGAAATCCGGATTTAAGATGTACGCCGACTCGGCCCGGGAAAAGACCGCCACCGAGGTCAAACAGGACGTCGCCGCTGGTGTGGGGGCTTTCCTGCAACTTCTGAAAGCCGCGGTAGATGATGCCGAGAACGGGGCGCTCTGGCGGCTGGAGCAGGCCGAGCGGTCGGAATCGCCCGACTCCTGGGGTATTGCCCGGGTGGAGCGGTCGGACGACTTCAGCGCCATTGACCTGTCGGCCATCATCGACACCATGCGGAACCGGTACCTGGGAACCGGAACCCCAGTACCCGTAGGGCGGTCGGCTCTGATCCAGTTGTCCAAGGACTCGGCTCGCTACGACGGACTCCCGGTTGTGGACGGGGAGATCGAGGCCGCGGTGGACGCCAAGCGCATGGGCGACCTGATGCAGAGCCTCGAGTCGCTGGGCGTGGCGCCGGCCGAGGTTAAGGCGCGGATCGCCATGCGGCTGGTCGCAGCCATGGGGCTGATTGACCCGAAGGAAGAAGTGCAGATGGCGGACGGGGAGAAGAAGAAGCTCCTGGCCGTTCTGATCGAGCAGACGTTGAGCAATGCGAAGATGAAAGAGGAAGCGGACCGGCGGATGGCCGAGCTGCCGGCGTTCGATCCGGGGGCACCCTTGCCCGACGCAACGGCACCCAAGGTTCCGAACGCCGACGCACCGGGCAGCATCGCGACCGAAGTCGATCTGGTCCTCAATGGCGCTCAGATTACGGCTGCGGTTGCCATCGTCACGTCGGTTACCAAAGGCGACCTCCCCCGCGACACGGGCGTCGAGATGTTGCAAGCGTTCTTCAACATCAAACCGGAACAGGCCGAGCAGGTCATGGGTTCGGCGGGAACCAAGACACCGACAACCCCGAACCCCAACCCGGCCGCCGACAACGATGACCCCCCGCCCACTGGTCCACGAAAGCCGCCTGTGCAGTTAGTGGAATAGGTCCGTGTCCCGGCGGAACCCCGTCTATTCCCCCTACCGTCAGGCGCAGATCAACGCCCGGCGCCGGGTGCATGCCCTCTCAATCGAATCCCTCCGGCGGGTTGACCGCTCCATCGAAACCTTTGCGGATGACCTGACCCGGGTGCTCGGGACGCTTCCGGAAGGGGAATCGGCCCGCCAGTCCGCCCTCGCCAGAGCCCTCCAGATCATTCAGACCAGGGTCCGGGTCCGACTCCGGGAGCTCCTGCAAGTTGCCGTCTCCACCGGACGGCAGACCTCCTTCGATGCCATTCTGGGTATCCAGACCGATGCCACCCTGGCTGTCGCGAGAGCAACGGACATCCCGAACAACCTGCTGGGCGCGGTCCGGGTTCCCAAGGTCACGATGGCGGGCGCGTGGGAATCTCTTGGCACCGGATCCGCTACTTGGAAGACCCTGCTGTCCCGGTACTCGGATGGCGCGGTAGATGACGTGCAGCGGGTCGTCACCGTGGCAATGACAGCTGGGGTGTCCCCGGATGAACTGGCCAAGCGGCTCCGGCCCTATGTACGAGGGGCAGAGACGTTGCCGGAAGCGATGAAGGGAGCGGAAGGTCTCTCGGACCGGGACCTGGCCCAACTCCTGAACACCCCCGCCACCGCGCAGTCGGCCAAGACGCTCCGGCACAACGCCGCCCGGATCGCCTTCTCGGAAGTGCACAACGCCAGGGGGGAGGCGGAGGTACAGGCGTTCGCCGCGGATCCCTTCGTCAATGCGGTACGCTGGACCCTCTCCCCGAACCGGGGCACGCAAACCGAGCCGGATGTATGCGATGCGCTGGCCGACTCCGACTTCTATGGACTCGGGAAAGGGGTCTACCCCGTCACCAAGGTCCCGGTGAGCCCTCACCCGTGGGATCGGTGCGAACGTGTTCCGGTGACCCGACCTCTCTCGGAAGTGGACCGGCCAAAGCCCGACCCCGACCGCGTGCTCCCGTTCGCAGAGGCCAAGGTCCGGGGCTCCGACACGATGATTGCGCAGGACCGGGAGCGCATCATCCGCCAAGTGGGAAACGTGTTCGTCACCACCGCGGGATCGGGTTCCCCGCTCAAGCTGGATGCGCTCGCCAACCAAGCCGCGGTAGCCGGAATGGTCCAGTAGAACCCGGACGTACAATCACCTACGATGCCAATCAGTTACTCCCCCGCTTGCCGGGTGGCTGTCACAGTTGACCGCTGTTTCCCCCTTCGGGGGTGCCCGGTGCCCTGACCCGTAATTCAGGAGGCTCGAATGCTGTTCCGAACGCTGGACCTCTCGCCAGAGGACGATGCTGGCGGTGGCGCTCCGCCGACGATTCGCGTGGAGGTGGATGGCAAGGCAGTGGATGTCCCGCTGCCGGCTGGCTACCTGGCCAAGGCCGACGTGGACGCGAAGTACGTCCCGAAAGGCGTGCTCAACGATCGCGAAGCGCGGCACCGCAAGGAGATGGAAGCCTTCAAGGGCCTTCGTCCCGCGGACGACCTGCTCAACGACCCGGAGTTCAAGGACCGGGCGGTCAAGACCTGGGGCCTGAACACCGCAAGCGGGGAGCAGTTCCAGGAACAGCTCAACCGAGCGAAGACGGACCTGTTCGAGCGCGAAGTGAAGCCGCGGGAGAAGAAGCTGGAAGCGGCCAACCGGGAGATCGCTCTACTTCGCGAGAGCGAGGTGGAGAACCAGATCCTTCAGGCGGCAGCGGCGCTCAAGGTGGACGACCGGTTCACCAAGCCCGCAGCGAAGGGGGCCAAGCCCCTGATCGTCGCGATGCTGCGCCCGCTGTACGACTTCGACCCGGAGCACCGGGCGTGGTTCGCGAAAGGGCCCACCGGGTTCGCGTATTCGCAGCAGGAGGGCGGGCCGCCCTACATGCCGATCATGGAACACATGAGCGGCTGGGCCGCGGGTGAAGGCAAGGACTTCCTTCGCAGCCAGCGGCAACAGGGCGCCGAAGCACAGGCAGATGGAGGTATCCCGGGTCAGGTGGGACGGGAACTGCGGCTGACCGAGGCTCAGATCCTCGATCCCGTGTACTTCCGGAAGGCGAAGGAGCGGGCGGACAAAGAAGGGCTGACGATCGTCCAGGTCTGAGGGAGTCACCACCGTGACAGCTCCCCGCGACCGCTGAATCTCTCAACTGTCGCGGGGAGACGCATTTTCCAATGGCCAACACGCTCGGCAACTACAACCCGACCATCTTCGCGGCGCTCGCGCTTCAGCAGCTCGAGAAGGAGCTCGGCCTGGCCGGGCGGGTCTTCCGCGGCTACGACAAGGACCCCCAGGAACGGGGCGAGGTCATCAACCTGCGCCGGCCGTCGTACTTCACGGCGCAGACTATGCCGATTTCCTCGGCCAACACCTCGGACCTCGTCACCGATTCGGTGGCCATCACGCTGGACCAGTGGCACGGGGTCCAGTTCCGGCTGACCGACAAGGAACTGTCCTTCACCCAGCAGCAGATCATCGACGAGCACATCCGGCCGGCCGCGGTGGCTGTGGCGGACAAGATCGACCAGTCGCTCAACGCGCTGGCGCAGTCGATTCCCTGGTACTACCCGGTCACGGCGACCGCTGGTGTGGCGGACCTGCCCGCGCTCCGGCGCCGGCTGTTCGACAACCAGGTGCCCCTCACCGATCTCCACCTCGAGCTCAACGGGGAGCGGGAGCAGTACTTCCTGGGCCAGGACATCTTCCTCCGCGCCAACGAGGCTGGCAGCTCCGGGACCCAGCAGAAGGGGACGCTGGGCGAGAAGCTGGGCTTCGAGATCTTCGCCAACCAGAACGTCGCGGCCCAGCAGGCCGGCACCGCGCCGACCGTGGGCAATGGCCCCGCCACCGTGAATGTCGCGGTGACTGTCGGGCAGGCGTCCATCGTGATCGCTGCCTCCACCATGACCGGGGCGCTCAAGGTCGGGGACATCGTGCAGGTGGGTTCGACCGCTACCACCGGCCTCACCGGTGCCGCGCGGTCCGGGGCCCGGAACTTCGTGGTCACCGCCGCGGCTACCGCCACCTCGAACACCATCACGGCTGCGGTCTCGCCCTCGGCCAGCCACACCGCCGCGTCGGGCACCACGGTGGGCTTCAAGGTCGGTGACGCGACCAAGTTCGACAATCTGGCCTTCCACCGGAACTTCGCCGCGCTGGCGATGGCGCCGCTGCCCCAGACGGGCAAGGCCATGGGAGCCGCCATGGCGAGCATCAGCGACCCGAAGACCGGACTGGCTCTCCGGATCACCATGTGGTACGAGGGCTACGACGCCAGTGTCCAGGTGCGGGTCGATGCCCTCTGGGGAGTCAAGGTGCTCAACCCCGACATGGCCGTCCGCTACATCTCGTAACCCAACTGACGAGCCCCCGGGAACCTCCGGGGGTTTCGTCCTGGGGAGACCATGGCGAGCTATTTCGACCCGAACATTCACGTCACGATGATCCCGGCCGCACTGCGGGACCATGATGACCTCCCCACTGTCTCAGAACAGGCGGAGCGTGACGTGATCGCGCACTTCACGACCCGGTACCCGGCGAGCCAGGAGTTGTCCAGCCAGTTCGCCACGGGCCCCGGGTATTTGCAGGCCAACGGCCTCACGGTGTGTCTCCAGAACTTCGACCCCGACTCCGCCAGCTGCACCGACGCGGGGCTGGTGCTGGCACTCCGGGACACAGTGGCGGACGTGATCAAGTGGCGGCTCAGTAAGACCGGGGAATCGCCCCTGCTCACTTCGGTGGGGGCGAACCCCGGAGCAACCAAGTCCTTCCGGGGGGATGTGCACCACGACTTCCCCCCGGGGGCCTGGACCCGGCGCCTGAGTAACTGGGACATCCGGGTGCCGGTGTACGCGACATGAGCGTACAGATCAACACTGCCGGCGCGCGGTCAGTGCTGCTGAACGTCCAACGCGGATTGCAGGACTTGTCGCTGGTGTTTGCCGGGCCGATCAACAAGTCGGTGGACACGGTGTTCCGTCGGCAGTTCGACAGCCAGGGCGGTTTTGGCGGGACACCGTGGAGGCCGCTGCACCCGGTGACACTGAGGCTCCGCCAGCGTCCGGGACATGGGAGGGGCGGAATCTTGCGGGACACGAACCGGACCTGGGCCAGCCTCACGAAATCGGGACTGGGACCGGACGCGATCAAAGTGGTAACGCCGACCAGTCTCGAGCGGGGGACCACGGTCCCCCATGCGGGATACCACCATACCGGGTTCAAGAGCAAGTACTTCGTGGTGGTGGACAAGAACGGGTTGCCGGTCCCGATCAAACGGGCGCGACCCAAGACGATCCCGGCCCGGCCGCTGGTGCCGGACCCGATGCCGGCGGAAGTGGTGAGCACCTGGGAGAAGATCCTGGTCAACTGGCTGATCGGCGGGCAGCGTGCAGCTTGAGGTGGTCCGGGAACTGAGCGAGTGGCTACTGAATACCACCTATGGGGTGGCCGCACAGCTCGCCGGGTTGCCGGTGGATACCGGGACCTCCGCACCGCAGAAGGTGCTAGTGGTGGATGGGACAAAGGATCATGCGCTGGCCAAGGGCGAACAGGTCGCCCGCGGCACGGACCTGCTGGTGCTGGTGATGGCCGACGGGCCGACGCTCCTGCAGGGGGAGAAGTTCCGGGGCAGCGTGTTTTCGGTGGGGCGGATCCCCATCAGCATGACAGTGGCGCACCGGGGAGGTGGGGAAGCAGCCGACAAGGTGCAAGACGCGCTCCATGTGCTCCGGGCACTCACGCTGTCGGTGGAGAAGTACTTCGAGCAGGCGGAGGCCGCGCGGACGCGGAACCAGATCGTCGTACTGGACACGGCCCAGTTGCAAGTCGGACTGGTGACGGATGACGGGATGGGCGCCTTGGGCGCGGTGGTGTTCACGGTAAGAGCGTTCGACAAACGAGCGCAACGCACGACCTAACTTCGAGGGTATCCCGATGGCACTTGCTCCCTCCGCCGACAACATCATCCTGGGCGCCGGCGAACTGTTCTTTGACCGGTTCGACGCCAACAACGCCCGGACCGGGTACTTCCACATGGGGAACTGCTCGAAGTTCGCGATCTCCCTGGTGGATGACATCATCAAGCTGAACACCTCTCAGGATGCGTCCCGGGGTCTGTTGAAGCAGGCCACCCGGAGCCGGGAGGTGAACATCGAGATCGTGTCCAATGAGATGGCGATCGCCAACATGGCGCTGGCGATGATGGGCGATGCCTCGACCTTCACCCAGGCGTCCTCGGCCATCACCGGAGAAATCCTTACCACCTCTGTGGTCAAGGGCCGGTACTACAAGACCGCGAATCGGAATGCGACGGGTGTGGTCATCACCCAGGGGACGGTGACCTGGGCGCTCACCACCGACTACCTCATCGCCGATGCTTCCGCGGCCTTGATCCAGGTGAATGCAGTCACCTCGACGGCGGTGACCACGGGGACCACGGCGACCATCGCCTACACCCGGGCCTCCCTCTCCCTCGACATGGTGCTGGGGGCGACCAAGACCAAGGTGGAAGGGTCGCTGCTGTTCGTGCCTGACCCGACCACGGGCCCGCAGTTCGGCGTGGAGGTGTGGCGCTGCGCGGTGAGCCCGGGCGGGGAGTTCGGGTTGATCTCCGAAGACTGGGGCGAATACACCCTCAACATGGCGGCGCTCAACGACGCGGCCGGTACCTACGGGGGCTCGGCCACGGCGCCCTACTTCCGGAAGATTCACCAGGGCACCACCTGATGACGACGCTTGAGATCGGGGGCGTGGAGTACGCCCCCCTGGACAGCTCGGCGCATTCCGTGGGATATGACGTCTACATGGCCGGAGTGCTCCAAGCCTCCGGCCTTGTCGCGTTACTGGAGCAGCAAGCCGGAGGTGCGGCCGTTTCCACCGACCAGGCGCTCTCCGCGTTGTCGGATTCGGGATACCTGGGCGCGGTGGCGGCCGGCATGGTCAAGCCGGTCGGCCAGCGCTGGACGACCGAATGGGCCAAGGGAGCGGCCGAGCGGCTGAATGGCCCGCTTCCTGCCACTGATCGGGCCAAACTCCGGCTGATCCTCACGGAAGGGCTGGCCCTTTTTTTTCCCGGCGGGCCGCGATCCTTGGTGACTTCCCACTAATCGTTGGCCCGAAGTCGAAAACCGCGCTCGAGAAAAGCCCTACCCCGGACGTGCGGGGTGAGGTGCAGTATGGCCAGTGGGACCGCCTGGTCCGGGTCCTGGCCGCGTACAATCCCCTACGATGCCCGGAGATCCTTGGCTGGCCCTTACGGGATGCCCTCCTCGCCTATGAGGAGCACCTGAAGGAGCGGGCCCGGGAGGACTACAAGGACGCGGTGCTGGTCTTCGCGGTGTTGGCCCCCCATCTCAAGAAAGGGGCGAAGCCGCCGAAGATCCCGCGCATACTCCGGGAGCGCTGAGTGGCAACCAAGGGCGTAGTCTCCCTCCTCATCCAGGCGAAAGACGACGCCTCCCAGGCGATCGACGCCGTCATCAAGAAGAACGCCCAGCTCCAGAAAGCGGAGCAGGCGACCGCCGCGACCACCCGCGAACTCACCGCAGCCGAAAAGAACCTCGCCGAAGCCCAGCGGCTCGGGTTCAAGAGCGTCAAAGATCTCCTCGCCGCGCTGGATGCCAAGACGGGGAAACTGCGGGCCGGTGCTGTCGCGACCCAGGCGACCGCTGTCGCAACAACCAAGAGCGCCCAGGCCAGTGCCCAGCATTCCCGCGCCGTTCAGAACGAAGTCAACCAGCTCCGCGGGCTGGGGATTCAGGCCCAGCGGGTCGCGGAACAGGAAACCCGGCTGGTGGCGCTCCGCAGTCGCCTGGCGGGAAGCGCCGCGGCGGGCGCCCGGGCCCAGCAACAGTCCGTCATCGTTACCCAGAACCTCGGCCGTGCCGCAACTGGTGCGGTACCGGGATTCGGGAAACTCCAGAACGCCGTCCAGCAGCTTGCCTTCGGGCTCTCGGGGATTCCCGGGGCCGCAGGAAGGGTCATCTCCACCCTCGCCACCTTTACCCTGGGCGGAGGGTGGACGCTCGGCGTTGTGGCGGGCATCACCGCCATTGTGGCGATCTGGGACCGGTATACCCGCGGGGCGCGAGAGGCGCGACAGGCCACGCTGGACCTGATCGACGCCCAGGTCAAGGCGAACGACGAGCGGACCGGAGTAGCGGCAAACGAGCGCCGGCTCAAGACCCTGATGGCCGTCACGGACGCGCAACTGAAACTGGAGAAACTGAGGGAGCGGGAAGCCGAGCTCCGTATTTCGGCGGCCCCCACCACGCCCGGCGCCGCGAATGTCGGAGTGCTGGAACTGGACATCGTCCGGAGCCAGATCCGCGCAGCCGAAAAGGAACTGGCACGGGCGAAGAAGGCGCTATCCGAGAACCGGGCTGTCGGACGGGAGACGGCGGCCGGAACACAAGAGGAGGAAATCGCCCTCATCCGGGCCCGAATCGATGCGGGCAAAGAAAGCGCGGCCGATCTCTCCCGGCTGAACGTGTTACGGGCCGAGCTGACGGCCAAGATCGCCGAAGGGAACCTCAAACAGGCCGAAGAACTCGAGCTCCGGGAGCGTCTGGCCGCCATCACCGACGCGCAAACCGCGATCACCGAGCGCGGAGTCGAGGCCAATGATCGGCTCCGCAAGGCCCAGGACGACGAGGTGGCACTGCTCCGGGCCAAGGCAGAGGCGGGGCAACTCACCGGCGGCGATCTGGCGCGACTCCGGGGTTTGGAAGCACAGCTCACTGCCGCGATCGACAAGAAGAACACCTCTCTCCAGGAAGAACTGCGGCTCCGGGAGCGACTGAGTCAGGTGGGCGCAGCGCTTGGGGCATCTACCCAACTTCGGGCTGTTGCGGAACTTGGCATCCCGAACGTCGCGCAAACCGGCAAACTCCCCTTCCCTACCCGACCGTTGCCGGTAGTCATCGTGGGTCCGGGTTCGGTTCCCGCAGGGAAGCCGGTCGGCACCGACCCTGGCGACATCGGACGCTCCGAAGAAACGCTGCTGTTCATCGAGGACATGCGGCGCGGGCTCATCGGGGCGTTGGGAGACTTCCTGTCCCGTGGGATTGCGACCTTTGAATCGCTGGGCGAGGCGGTGCAGGCGTTTGGACTGGCCCTGGCCCAAACCCTTGCGGATGTGCTGGCCCAGAAGGCCGCCGAGAAGACGATCGACAAACTGTTCACCTTCTTGGGGGCGGCCGAGGGTGGTGTCGTCTCCCGGAAGGCCGGAGCCCCGGTGCTCCTAGACGGTGGAGGTGTTGTTCGGGGACCGGGTACATCCACGTCCGACTCCATCCCTGCCCTCCTGTCTAATGGGGAGGGAGTAATCACCGCACGGGGCGTTGATATGCTGGGCGGGCCGGCGGGAATCGCGTTCCTGAATCAGAGGGCCCTTCGGGGACACCGACGGGTTCCCCGCTTCGCGGATGGTGGAGTCGTGGCTGCTGCGACTGGACCTGCGGTCGGCGGTCCCGCCGGCGCACTGGTCACCGTGGAGGCCAGCACCGACCTGGTGGTCAAGCAGGTGGAGCGGGGTCCTGGCCTTCGGGCCATCATTCGCGGGCTCGGTAACAACAAAGGCGCGGTCAAGTTCGCGCTGGGGCTCTGATGGCCGACCTGTTCTATGACCGGTTCATCGGGGACGGGGTCACTGATGTGCCCCTGTCGAGTCACGTCCCCACGCGACCCCTGGCGAGCGGCGCCACTGCCTGGGAGTACACTGGTGCCGCGGCCGACTATCGCATCCGCGACTACCACATGCTCACCTGTTCCTCCGCGTTCGATGGTCAGGTGGCGCGGATCAACGCAGCCTTCGATCACACCCGGCTCGAGATCTGGGCCAACCTGTTCAAGCTGGGCGTGGACAACGTCTCGGATACGATCTACTTCTGTTTCTTCGTTCCCAACACCGCCATCGGGTCGTACACCAACATCTCCTATCTCCGGATCGGACTGGCCCGCACGGGCACGGGCGGGGTACGGGGAGGCGTCCAGTGGGTGGATGCAGCGGGCGTCGTGACAACCCTCGCCACAGGCCGGGACTTCAGTTTCCCGCTCCAGAGCGGCCCCCGAAGGATCTTTGCTACCGTCGTGGAAGACGTGGTCTCCCTCTATGCGGCGGAATCGGACGGGGCCCTGCATGCGACCCTCCTGGTCCGGGCCCGGGTGCCCTCCGCGCTCATGGTCGCGGGGAATGACCATATCGGCCTCATCCTCACGTCCGGGAACGACGCCGCCGGCACCGCCCTGATCGACCTCACCGTCCGGGATCAGGTGGCCGACATGGTTCCCTTCCCCTTCCGGTTCAACTGGCCGATGCAGGAGCAGTACGCCTACCTGACCGATGTGCTGACCGCGGATGACGGGAGCGAGCAGCGCATCGCGGTCCGGAATCCCGCTCTCCCGCGCCGGGTGTTCCGGAAGCCCCTCGCCACCTTCACCCGGGACGAGACCGAACACCTGATGGCCCTCCTGTTCGGCTCCAACCCTATGACCGTGTGGGTGCCGGAGTGGTGGAACGCGGCGGTGGTCTCGGTCAACGTGGTGATCGGGGACACGGTGGTCAACGTGCTGGACTCGGCGGACCGGGAATACAATGCGGTTGACGATCTGACCGGCCCGCCGAAGTACGTGCTGCTTTGGACGGCGCCGGATACCTGGGAGATACATGTAGTGGAGATCGTGTCCGCCACCTCCATCCAGTTCTACTGGGCCACCATCCACGCGTTTACCAAAGGCGTCACCTACATCCTCCCGCTCGCCGCGGCGCGGTTGCCGGAGAGCGTGGATGTCGTGCGCCCCGCGCGGCACATGGCGGAAACGGAGCTCGAGTTTCTGGTGGACGCATGACTTTTCCGACCTACCTGGCCCACCCCGTCATCACCTGGGAACCGGACTGGCAAGAGCCCGTGACGACCCTGTTCCGCCGGAAGAACCGCTGGGACGGCAAGGCGGGGAAGGTGCGGGACGATACCCCCTATGAGATCAGCCCCCGCACACTCCGCCGGGTGCGGTACGTGTTCACCACCCGGGCCGAGATCATGGAAGCGCTGGCCTTTATCAGGGACACAGCCCAGGGGCGCCTCAACGCCTTCTGGGTGCCGGAATGGGTGGACGACGTGTTCCTGACAGCGGGTGCGTCCTCTGGATCAACCACGCTGTCCATTACCAATATCGGATTCACCAAGTGGTTCTTCGGGGCGGGCAAAGGACGGCAGCATGTGGCCCTCTTCCCCACCGGATCCCCAGGGACAGTCGTGTACCGTGAAGTGACCGCGGCTGCGGTCGTGAGCGAAACAGCCGAGACAATTACCCTCGATAGCGCCATCGGGGTCACGCTGGCGGTGGGAGATCGCGTCTGCTTCCTCCTGCTCTGCCGGGCGGAGAGTGACGACCTGGTGCTGCATCGGGAGAGTTGGGATATCGCCATCCTCGAGCTCCCCCTGATCGACGTGCCGTGGGATGCGGCGGTTGCGGGCGACCCGCTGGTGATTGGGCCGGCCATTGAGACCGACACCGCTTTGCCACTCACGGGCCGGAAGACGCTGGCGATCGGGTTGGCGTCGGCAACCGACACGGGCCTCTCGATCACAGCACAGAAACGCGTCACCCTGGGCCTGCCCTCAGAAACGGACACTGGTCTTGCCATGACGGTCGCATGAGCTACGACAGCCGGGAAATCAGCGCGGCGAGCGGCGCCCCGATCGAATACCTGCAATTCGAGCGGAATGGCACCTATTGGCGCTACACGTCGGCGGAAACAGACCAGACCTTCAACGGGAACATATACACCGCCCTGGCGGGGATCGAGCGGGGACCGATTGAGCAGACGGAGGAAGACAGCTCCATGCAGTTGAGTATCACCCTGCCTCGCACGATTGACCTAGCCGCACAGTTCATCGGGAGCCTGTCGCCGTTCCCGGTCAGCGTCACGCTGTGGCGCAATCACCGGAACGAAGCGGCGGGGGACGCGAAGGTGATCTGGCTGGGCGAAGTCGCGGGCGTCACGTTCCGGGACAGCACCCTAACCCTGCTCTGCACCACGGAGGAGACGGCACTAGGCGGACAGGTCGGCCGGCTCACCTTCAGCCGCACCTGCCCGAACATGCTCTATGACTCGCTTTGTGGTGTGGTCGCGGCGAGCCACACATTCAATGCGACGGTTACCGTAAAAGCAGACAGCGGGCGGACCATCACTGTGACCGGTCCCGCGGACTTGGGCAGCTCCCCGTCCCACTATGCCAGCGGGGTGCTGTTCACTTCACTCTATGTGAGCTTCATCATCTCCGAGGGAGCCGCGGGGGTGTTCACCCTGCAAACCCCGTTGCCGGATCTCATCATCGGACAGACCGTGAGCCTCCGCCGGGGCTGTAACCGGACCGCGTCGGTCTGCAATTCCCTGTTCAGTAACCTTCCGCGGTTCCAGGGATACGCCAAGATCCCGCTCCGCAACACCTGGAAACGGGGCGCCTGAATGGCACTACAGATCGGATGGCTTGGCTGGCTCATTATCTCGATCGCGACCAGCCTGCTGGCGTCGGCGCTGCGCCCCAGGCCCAAGCGCGACGCGCCTGATCATACCCAACCCACCTCGGAGGCAGGCGGGGTGATCCCGGTGTTCTGGGGGGTGGCAGAACTCGCGCCCAACACCGCATGGACGGGCCACTTCCTCAAGCGAAAGATAGACCAGTTCTGGCGCTTCTACGGCGCCGCACATCACATCTTCTGCATCGGCAAGGTCAATGAACTGATCGACCTCAATTGGGATGAAAAGAGTGCGCGCAATCATCACTTGACCTTCCAGCCGGGGCATCCGGTCTATGGTCTCTTGCCGCCGGTCCTGGCCGGTCGCATCCTCAACAACGGCGCTCCGTACTTCGTGGACATCCACGGGGACTCCTTTCCCAAGATCGACCAGTCGGGCTCGATGTTCGGCGGCAATCAGCAAGGGGGAGGGGTCGCGGGAGGGCTCAAGATCTACTGGGGCACTGACGCCCAGGCGGCTGATACCTACCTCTCACTCTCGGAAGCTTACGGGTCCTCCTTCGTCTCCCGCTGGCCCCGCATCTGTTACATCCGCCAAGGTGGGGCCGCATCCGGAGGTGGCGACGGGGGGACCGAGCCGTTCTATCTCGGGGCCAATACTGCGCAACCCTATCCGCTTCGCGCCGTGCTGCGCCGGACTGCCTGGTGGGAGACCGCCCTGTCTCCGTTGGGGCAAACGGAGAACGAGGCCACGCTAGGTTATGACGCGAACCCGGCGGAAGTGCTCTATGACCTGCTAACCAACGCGGTGTATGGCCTGGGCCGGTCTACCGCAAGGATAGACCTGCAATCCTTCATCGACGTGGCGCTCGCCCTCAAGAATGAAACCATCGTCGCCGGATTCAAGACCGGCTTTGGCATTTCGCTGGTCATCAACAACCCGATCGAGGCGAAGTCGGTGATCTCGGATATCCTGGACACCATCGACGCTTCGCTCGCCACCAATCCCCTGACCGGACTCTACCGGCTCAAGTTGATCCGGGATGACTATGTGGTGGCGAATCTTCCAGTGATTGACCCCAGCAACTCATGGGATTTCGTCTACCGCCCTTCGACTTGGGCAGATACCTACAATGAAATCCGGCTCACCTATAACCGGTTCGTGGACACGTTCGAGCGGCGGGGATTCGTGCCGGACATCGCCTCGGCCCAGGACGGAGCCAACTGGCAAGGCACCGGCCGCATTCGGACCCTCACGGCCAATGCCCCGCTGATCACCGACCCGGACGTGGCGGCGCTCAAGGCGGAACGGCTCCGGCGGTCTCGAGGCGTTCCCTTGGCCCGGTGCTCCTGGAAGATGAATCGGGAAGGCTACACGCTGATGCAAGGGGACGTGGTGAGCGCCGACCCCACGGCCTTCGGAGTGAGTGACCTGGTGCTCCGGATTACCCGGATCAACTACGGCTCCCTGGATGACGGGACCATCGAAGTGGAAGCGATGCAGGACGTGTTCAACGTGTCGAGCGCGATCTATGCGACCCCGCCGGAATCGGGCTGGGTGGAGCCACCTGCCGATGTAGATGACGACACCGACGCCGACCCGGCATATCCGGAACCCGACTGGAGCATCCCGTAATGGGGGCGACCAAGCGGTACGGCCTCGACTGGGGGAATCCTGAGTACGCGCTCCAGGAGTTGGACGCGCTCCTGACCGGGGGCTGGGGGCCGAACCTCAAGGCGGTCGTCGTGGCGACCCGCACTTTTGCCTACTTCGGCGGCCCGGTCTTCAACCGGGTGACCGGCGTCACGTCGCTCGTCGCCAACGGGACGATCGTCTGCCCCGACAACTCCACCGTCGTGGTGCAGCACGACTATGCGGGTACCGTGAGCACCGCGTCCACGCTCCTCGCGTTCAACCTCCCCATGGCGATCGTCATTTGCGCTGGCGGAGTGATGACGCACTTCAAGGACATCCGGGACGCGGCATTCGATCGCCGGGGCCTGCTGCCTCCAGGGGGAAACGAAGGGGACCTCGCGGTCAAGGCGACGGACAATGACTATGAGGTGACCTGGCGGGACTTCGCCAGCGTACAAGCGATCGCGGCAGCCGCCGCGGCGGCCCCGCCCGGCGCCAAGGGAATGTTCCGGGTGGAGAGCCTGGTCGGCACAAGCGACGGCGCAGACATTACCGCGTGGACCGACGACACCGGCAACGGCAACATGCCCGATCCCGGTGCCGGCGTGCGTCCCTCATATCACCTGGATCCGTTGAATGACGGGGACGGCGTCCCGGCGGTGCACTTCGATGGCGTGGATGAGTACATGCGGCGCACCGGGATGACCTCGCCGGCCAATACAGACCTTATCGTGTTCCTGGTCGCCTCGCATCCCGGAACGGCCGGGGTCCTCTGGGAACTCCAGTCAGCCTCGGCGTTCGGTGGGGGTGGGAGCGCGGGCGGGCTCGTGACAACCAACGGCGATAACATGGCGGTCCGCGCCAACAATGTCGGCGGGGCGACGGCCCGATCCGGCGGCTGTGCGGCGACCGACGATGGCGACACCGGCACGGCGGGCAAGTACGTTCGCCGAGTGTACTGCTTTCAGTGGTGCACCCGAGCGGGGCAATGGGTGTTGATCGCATATGTCGGCCATACCGCGGTCGCCCACATTCTTACAGCGGCGCCGCCAGCCGATTTCACCTATACCGCCCTGATCTTCGGGGCGAGCGGCAACGGCGGCGGGGCTCCGGTCTCCTTCGGGGAGCTGTATTTGAGTTTCTTTTCGTATTACTCGACCACCAAACTCTCGCAAGTCGAGATCGCCACTGAGATGACCCGACTCCGGGCGGTGTATAAGGCGATGTAGACTCTCAGGGTACAATCAGGCACGCTGTCGGGCGTGACCCTGCCTGATCTCTCCCGGAATCCCCGCCTTGCCTACGATGCCGGCCCTGTTTCTCTGGATGACGTGCCGGAGATCCCGGTTCCCCCGTCCCGTTACACCCCGCTCGAGATCAACGCAATGTTGGAGGAAGCGATCGCCCTCCATATCCGGGGGAAGAACCAGGAGGCGATGCAGCGGTATCGGGAAGTCCTGCTGTACGATCGGCTGAATAAGAAGGCGCTCTACTACTCCGCCATCGCCCTCTCCCAACAGAACCATCCCGAAGGCAAAGTCTTGGCCCTGATGGAGCACGCCGTCCAGCAGCTCGGGGAGATCCCGGAAGCGCACTACAACCTGGGGATCCTGCTGCATCGTATGGGGGAGGTGGAGCGGGCCCGGGAGTTTTTCGTGAAGTCGCTCACGAGTTGTCCTGATATGCTGGAAGCCAAGACCTCGCTGGCCGGCTGCTACATGAACCTGGGCAACATGGAGGAAGGGCGTCGGTGGATGCAGTCCGCGGCGGCCACCAGGTCCAAGAATCCGGATGCGATCTATGCCCGGAGCTTCGCGCGGCTGGCGCTGGGCGACTATGCCGGCGGATGGTCTGACTACACGGCTCGCTGGAATACCGCGTCCTTTTTGACCGAGAACCGGCGGAACTTCGGCGGAGCCCGGCACTGGAACGGCGGGGCGATTCCAGGGAAGGTGTTGTATGTGCACACCGAGCAGGGCGCCGGGGACGTGCTGATGGTGTCCCGGTTTCTGGGGAAGGTGGCCGAGCGGAGTCAGGCGAAGGCCATCATCCTGGAAGTCGGAGAGTCGCTGGTGGACTACCTCGCTCAGGTCAAGGGGGTGGACTATGTGATCGCGTCCAACTCCCCGATCCCGGACGAGGTGGAGCACATCGACCGCTACCTCCCGATGATGACCGTTCCCCAGAAAGCGGGAATGTTCGGGCTCCACCAGGTGACCCATGCGGATGGGTGGCTGCGGCCGATCGCGGGGCACCATGTCGAGCTCCCGGAGAAGAAACGGCTCCGGGTGGGCATAGCCTGGGCCGGGTCGAAGGCCCACAAAAACGATCGCTACCGGTCGATCCTCTGGCCCCAGTGGCGGGATGTACTGCTCAAGGACCCGCGGTTGAAGGACCGGGTGGACTGGGTCTCGGTGCAGGTCGGAGACCGGGCCAGAGACCTGGACGAGGAGAACCCTGGGGTGTTCGACGCCACCCCGCTGATTACAGGGTATGCGGAAACCGCCTCGGTGTTGTCGCAAATGGACGGCCTGATCGCGGTGGATACGGCGACGGTCCACGCCTGTGCGAGTCTGATCGAGGGGCCGTGGACCTGGATGCTGACCCCGGCCGCACCGGACTGGCGCTGGGGATTGAGTGGGGAGCGGACCCCATGGTACACCCGGCTCCGGATGATCCGGCAAACCCGGGCCGACGACTGGGAGGGTCCCTTACTTCAAGCGGCGGATCGGCTGGTCCGGGTGCTCGAGGGCGCGGGTTGGGAAACCGCATGACCCGCCTCTGCATTTGGAGAAGTCAGCCGCCCAGACGCAGCGAGGTTTCCCACCGAGTTCTAGGAAGATGTAGCCGGTGGGGTGGGTGGGCTTGAGGAAGCGGTAGCGCTGGCCGACCAAGAAGCCGGGATGGTGCTGGGCCCGATCGGGGCGGAGCTGGTAGAAGATCACGGGTTATTGCATCGGCTTTCCGTTGAAGCAGTTCTCTCGATACCACTCTCGGTCTTTGCGACTCGGTGGCTTAGATATAGCGGAAGTATCCCCGGTCCTGTTGGCGCGGGATACCAGGTTGTCGTGCACCACCTGCTCCGTGCTTACCCGCTCGCATCGCTCGGTTGCGGTTTCCTGTCTTGGGATCGGGAAACCGGTCATGTAGATCAAGTAGGCGAGCAGCAGCAGCAACGCGACCAGGAGCAGCCAGCGCGGGCGCTCAGTCCTCACCGAGAGGCCCTATAACATCTCATAGTGGCCCGTCCCGGAATGATTTGACGGTCCTTTGAAACCGGCGCAGTATGCTTCGTGGTAGCCCCTCCAACGCCTAGCGTGAGCCGAAATGACCCGATAGTTTCCCGTAAGAGGAGGTTCTATGGCTGCGATTGTCTTGCGGGCCGTCAGGCCCGTCCCCCGGCTCCACCTCCGAATTGGCGATCGCGTCATCCTCGACCCCTCCGCCCCTGAACTCCTGACCCGCTGGCGACCCGCCCCGGTGCCGAACATCGGCGCCGCCCTGTTGGCTTTCGAGCAGGGAGACCTGGAGCTGGGGGTCAACCCGCCTTCCGGGGTCGCTTCGCTCGTGACTTCCCTGCTTTCTGCTGGCGCTCAGTCTCCCGATCCCGGTGAGATAGGAGAGACCCGTCCTCGGCTTCAGGTGGTTCGGTAGGGAGCGCCGCTTCTACCGCCTCTAGGACGCGTCGGCGGAACTCTACCCGTACCTCAAGCCGCGCCTGCTCGATTGGCCCTATCTGGGCGGCCCCAGGCGCAGCCATACCCCCTTCATCCAGAAGCAGCCAGTGTCCGGAGATCTCCAGCGCGTGACATAGCTTCGCCAGCGATTCCGCCCCAGGCTCCTGTTTTCCGTTCAGCCACTTCGATATAGGCCCTGACCCTGCCCCGATCTCCCGGTCGAGATCGGCCGGGCTCCAGGTCTTGGCTTCTAAGGCCGTCCAGAGCCGATCCGCGAGGGTGCTCAAACAGCCCCCTTGACGGTCCTGCCAAATAGCAGTACCTTCCGATTAGTAGCAGGGTATTTCACAAGGAATCATAGCCCGGAACCGTAGGAGCGCCATGCCAGAGCCGACCGAAACCAAAAGCGAGCCGCTGAACCTCAGGGTCACCCCGAGCGAGATGCGGGCTGTGGAGTTCGTCAAGAACATCCACGGGACGAAGTACGAGGGGGTTTCCTCGGTTCTCCGGGATTACTCCATCAGCCAGTGCGTCGAAATCCACGAGAAGGCGAAAGAGGAGGTGGCCGCATAATGCCAAGCCTCCAGCGCGGCACCAACTACGGCAAGTCCCAGAGTCGAGGGGTGGGACCGGAGGCCGTGCAGGCCGCCTTCGGCTGCAGTTCCCTCGATTCCGCCCAGAAGAAGATCGACCGCTCCTTCACCGAAACCATCCGGGTCGCCCAGGTGCTGGTGCAGCGCGGCGCCACCGGGCCGGTCGTCGCCCACGTCGCCCACCTGACCGCCATGCTGGAGACCGGGCCGGCGCGGCCGCTCACCTACGCCCTGCTCAACGACGGCCGGGTGTCCCGGGCCCAGGACGAGGCGCGGGAGCTCTGCCTGATCGACTCAGCGACCCCGGAAGAGATCGACTTGCTGGAGGCCCGGGTGCGGCGGGAGATCGCCGAGGGCTTCGCGGTGTTGCGGGACATCCACGCCCACCGGGAGACAGCACGATGACCGAGAAAGAACGCAGCCGCGAGAAGTTCCTCGCCCGTCAGGCGCAACAGCGGCAACAGGGCTTCCCCGGTGGCATGATCGGCAATGTGCCGCGCTTCAATGCGGCCAACAGGCGCCACGTCTCGAAGGCCAACGCGAAGCACGCGAGCCGCGAAGAGCAGCATGGCCGCTATCTCGACTGCGGCCCACAGGCATGGGACGACCGATGAACGCAGCCGTCCACGCCCACCGGGAGGGCCAGAAGTGAACCCGGTTCGCTTGCGGCTCGGTCGCTTCGGCTGGGAGCGGTGGAACGGCTTCACCGACGAATGGGACCTCACCCCGTTCACCGTATCGGGCATGTCGATGCGCCAGCTCGGGGAGTACTTCACTGGTCGAAAGATCGTAATTGAGGCCGGACGATGAACTGGAATTTTTGGGCGCTCCTGCTGCTGGGCCTGCTCCTGCTGTCCGGCCTGTTCGTGGTGTTGGAGGACCGGGGCTGGTCAACCCGTCGGCTCGGGCTCGTGGTGGGTGCGACCGGCCTCCTGTGGGGCGCCTTCACCTGGTGGATCACCCGATGACCATCACCCTCGCGCTCAACGTCGCCACCCGGGCGGTGCTGCTGGCGGCGATCTACGTCGGGGTGCTCTACGTCGGCCTCTATTGCGTGACCCAGATGGCCCGGGAGCGGCGGATCGTCAATCATGACCGTGGCCCGCGATGAGACGGGGCGACCAATGATTAGGAAATGGGCGCGGGAGCTCCGGAATGCCGATCTCCAGGCTCAGTCTGAGGCATCGAGTCGCCACACCTACGGGCTGGAGACCCAACCCTCGGAGCCTCAACCCGAGTGCCCGCATTGCCACAGCACGGCACTGTACACTCTGCCTTCCCACCGGGTGCTCTGCCACGGGTGCGGGCGGTCCTACGCCGAGGATCAACTGAAGTGACGCCGGCCGAGGTTGCCCGCGGGATGCTCGACACCTTCGACGTCGCGGTCTACCTCGTCGGATTCCTGACGGTGGTCGGCCTCGTGGGTGGGTTCCTGGATCTGCGGTTGGGGAAGAAGTGGCGTCAGATCAGCCGGGACCTCCGGGAAACCCGCTGGAAGAAGCTCTACCGATAAAGGAGCCTACACAATGAGTACCGAGTTGTCGACGGTTGACGGGCCCGGAGTTACGGCCCTCGTCCGCCCGGTGGCTACCCCCGCCGCGCTGATCGAAGCGCACAAAGCGGTGTCCGAGCTGATCGAGAAGGCGCTGGAAAAAGGGAAAGACTTCGGGGTGATCCCCGGAACGGGCGACAAGCCCACTCTGCTGAAGCCCGGTGCCGAGCGGCTGTGTATCGCCTTCGGGTCCTACCCGGACTACGAGGTCATTTCCCAGGAGATCGACCACGACCGGCCGGTCACCTGGTCCAAGCGCAAGAAGGTGTGGCGCAACGCGCACCGCGGGGATCGTGAGTTCACCTGGCAACAGGAAACCGGAGAGTCTGCCGGCCTGTACCGCTACGTCGTGCGCTGCCAGATCGTGTCCCGGGGGAACGGGGCCATCCTCGGTGTCGGCATCGGCGCCTGCTCCACGATGGAGTCCAAGTACGTTGACCGGCCCCGGGAATGTGAGAACACTGTGGCCAAGATGGCGCAGAAGCGGGCGCTAGTGGCTGCGACCCTCAACGCGTTCGGGCTTTCGGATCGCTTTACCCAGGACGTGGAGGACCTGCCGCGCGATGCCGAGACTCCGGTCGCTGCATCCCCGCCGGCAGCGAAAGAGAACGCCATGGTCATTCCCTTCGGGAAGGACAAGGGTAAGCCGCTCAGCGAGTGCTCGGCAGAGCACGTCGTGAAGATGAAAGAGTGGGCCGAGGCCAACAATCCGGAACGGTTCAAGGCGTTCATCGCCGCCTGTGAGACGGTGATCGCACGCCACGAAGAAGGGCAAGAGCAGGACGAGCCGGCTGCGGTAGCGTGACCCATCCGTCCGAGTTGCCCGTATCCTGGCAACCACCGCCCGCCCCGGAGGTGCCGGAAGTCCTCTGCGCCCCGACGTGGGACGCGAATGATCCGGCGCAGCTCGCATGCTGGTTCGGGAACTATGGGATGTGGGACCATTGGCGCAAGGCGGTTTTGAGTTCCTGCACCGAAGTACTGCGGGCCAAGTTCGCGCTGGACAAGACCTCCGTCACTGAAGCGCGACTGAACACCCTAGCTCATGTCCACCCCGCTTATCTGGAGTTCCTGACGGACGGGCTCGACGGTCGCACTCTTTGGGAACGGGAAGTCCAGAAAAAGGGATTTGGGGCGTGACCGGCATTCGCTACGGCATCGGCAACCTCGACACCTGGGAGCAGTTCGGGATCTCCATCGGGTTCGCCACCGGCGCCAAGACCATCCTCTGCTGCAACGGGTGTCATGAGCAGTGGATGGCGGAACCGGGGAACCGTGTGGCGGCGGGGCTGGTGCTGATGGAGGTGTTGGTGCATGTGGCCCACTGCCCCCCGCGGCAGAAGGTGCCCCCAGGGGATGGGCCGGTGGCGATGGAGATACTGGACCGGGGGCTCTACAAGCTCTTCACCGCAGCCGAAGTAAACAACGACAACGAGGATGACGCCGCGTGACCCGATACGAAGTCGAGCGAGCCCCTGGGCAGCCGCGCAGCCCCAAGGATCTGTTTGAGGGATCCGGCTGGAGAGTCGTGGCGGTGACGGGAGACAAGCGCCGGCCGATGCTGACGCGATTCCATGAGCGGCAGCACGCGGTGGACGAAGCCCTGAGACTGACTGAACGGGATGCGGCGTTGTGCGGGATACGGCTGGTGCGGAGTGGTCGGACGTTTGCAGAGGTGAAAGCGGATCGAGCGAAGCGAGGGGTGAAGTAGGAGCGGAGGTAGGACCCGCAACGCCTGGAGGCGGCGCGGGCGTAGGGCCCGGTCGGCTCGCAAATCTGGCCGGGGGAGCGAAGGCAGGGCCAGCGTAGTTCGACGGGGGGTGGCCGAAGTGGCTGCCCTACGAACAGGGGTGGCGGAATGCGCTGCCCTACGATCCGGGGTTCAAGTCCTCGGCGCTGGTTTTCGATTCAACGCCTCACCTGGTAGACGGATGACCCGCTCCAATGTCCGGAGAATGAATGCGTGAGCTGGCACTTTTTGCAGGCGGGGGAGGAGGCATTCTGGGAGGGCTCCTCCTGGGATGGCGCACCGTCTGCGCTGTTGAACTTGCTCCCTACGCCCGTTCCATTCTCCTCGCCCGACAGCGAGACGGATTCCTCGACCCGTTCCCCATCTGGGATGACGTTACGACGTTCGACGGACGACCATGGCGGGGACACGTTGATGTCATCAGCGCCGGGTTCCCCTGCCAACCGTTTAGTTCTGCCGCCCGAGGTCGACTGGTCGCGCCGAATCTCTGGCCCGAGGTCGTCCGCATCGCGAACGAGGTCCAGCCGAGTTTCGTCTTTGCAGAGAACGTCGTCAACTCCTGGTTGCCGGGGCGCACGGTGTCCGCTGCCGACGTGGGCGCACCGCACCTTAGGCGCCGACTGTGGTCTGCTGTCCACGCCCACGACCAAGGCGAATCAGATGGCGTCCTCCATGCAGAAGCATCCTGGGTGCCGGCGGCTGACAAAGCTGTTTGGGAAGCTGACCCCCGAGGTGTACGAGTGGCTGATGGGGTGGCCGATCGGATGGACCGACTCAAGGCCCTTGGCAACGGACAGGTTCCAGCAGTGGTGCGCCTCGCATGGCATCTCTTGGCCCCGAAAGAGTGAGGCCGCGTGACCCCCGGCGACTTCTCGGACATGCCTCTCTTTGCGTTGCCTAGCGGCCCCCAGACCTCGGTCCCCTCCCGCCGGGCGAATTCCCTCGCCGCCTACCGCGTCTGGCGCCGCTCCGAGGAGGGTGGTCGGGTGTTCGGCTGGATGCTGCAGCGGTCCCGTCGTGCGCTTGCTGCTGGGCGGAAACGGGTGACCACGAAGGGGCTCTTTGAGGCATACCGGGAGCTGGCCGCTGACGAGGAGTCGGACCTGATACCGGCCGACCTCAATAATTCTTGGACCGGGTACCTGGCCGATGAGTTGGTGGCGGCCGACGCCCGGCTGCTGCCCCTCATCGAACGCCGGGTAAGGCGAAAGGCCCAGGCGTGAGCCATGCCAAAGTGGGTGCCTACCTCTGGTATCCGCGGGATTTTGCCGCCGATGAGCATGTGGTCATGATGACGCTGGCCCAGGAGGGTGCCTATCGCCGCCTGCTGGATCACCAGTGGCTCCACGGCTCCATCCCCGCCGCCCTGGCGGACCTGGCCAAGCTCTGCAAGGGTCAGTCGGTGCCCGCCATGCGGAAGCTCTGGGAGGGTGTCGAACCCTGTTTCGTGCCGCTAGTTAGCGACCCGGGCCGGCTGGTGAATCCGAAGCTCGAGCGCATCCGCCAGGAGGCAGCGGAGTACCGAGCGAACCAGCAGCGAGCGGGAAGGCTGGGGGGTATCAAAACCCAAGCGGCGCTCAAGCAAGCCTCAAGCGAGCCTTCAAGCCCCGCTCAAGCGGCGGTAAAGCTTGCTTCTCCTTCTCCTTCTCCTTCTCCTTCTCCTGAAAGAGAACACACACACGCAGAGGCGACGGTGCGGGCCGAGCTACCGGAGGACTGCCGAGCGGCCTTCGATGGACTGCTGAAATCTTCCGCAAACCCCCTCGCCCTGGTCGGGGAAATCCAGATGATCGGGACGGGCCACCGTATCCCGGGAGCGACCTGGGCGCACGTTGGCGCGGCACTCCGGGATCACGCATTGAACGGCACCCAGCGGCTCACTGGTCTGGCCCTTCGGTCGTTCGTGCAGAAGGCGATGCAGGAGAGCGAACCCCGCCCGTCTCGAGTTCCGGTCGAGGATGATTTCGATACTGCGATCCGTTCCGCCCAGGCGAAAGAGGCCGGCCGTGCGCGATGATGTGACTACCGCGGTGATGCTGGTGCAGCTCAAGCGGCTGGCCCATGCCTTCGGGAAACCCTTCGGCCTTCAGACCGAGAAGATGGGCGAGGAATACGCCAACGCCTTCCGTCGCGCCGGCATCCCGGGACAAGCCCTGGAGCGGGCGACGGACGAGGCGATCGGCAATAGCAAACGCTTCCCCTCGGCCTCCGACCTGCTGGAGCGAGCCCGCTGCCACCTGCCCAAGACCGACGGAGAACGGCAGACGAACGGTGACCCGGAGGTATGCGTCTTCTGCGGGATGCGGAGTTTCTATGCTGGCTGCTCCACCCCGTCGGGGGTCATTACCCCCCGGCTTCGCTGCGCCTGTCCCTTGCCGGATCCGATGTGGTACACCGACGCCGCTCTGGCCTGGACGGAAGATGAGCCGGACAAACACCAGGGCCGGATCAAGCCTCGGGATTACCCGAGCTCCCGGTATCGGGAGCGGCAGACAACCGCGCATGTAGAGCGGGGCTTCACCCGCGCTATCCCAACACAGGAGACCCGATGACCACCGCAGACGCCGCGAACAGCCTGAAGATCACCGAGGACAGCGTCAGCCAGTTGTGCCGGGACGGGGCCTTGCCTGGGTCGAAGCTGATCCTGATGGAGTGGAAGCGGAAGCGGAAGACGTATCGGCGGTGGAGCTGGAGCATCCCGGCGAGTGCGGTGGTGGCCCGCCGGCGGAAGATGGCGGCCCGGTGAGCACAGCGGAGCTGGGGTTGGAACAAATGGGCGTGATCGCCCCACGAAAGGAAGAAACACCGTGACCCGGGAACAGGTAGTCCACGATGACGGCGTGAAGTTGGCTGCGGCGGCGCGAGGCTTTGCCCTCACCGTCAGCACGGCGATGGAGCGCGACGGAAAGACGGAGGCCGACGACGCCGTGGTGATCGAGGCGCTGCGCTCGGTCGCCCACCTCCTCCAGCCGGGGCCAGACTACCGAAAGCTTTTCCGCGAAGCCGTGAGCGAGATCCGCGAGTTCCACCAGTGGCGCAAGGAATACGTCTGGGAGAACGCATGCGACCATACCCTCGTTGAGCACTATGACAACTCCTGTAAGCGGTGCGGGGCCATCCTGCCGCTCGACGCCTCCGAGGAAATCACTTACGGGCGACCCTACTACGTCCGCCCGCTAGAGTCATGGGAGCACGAGCTTCGTCTATCGGAGAACCCACTGTGACGACCTTCCGCCCTGTGCCGAAGCCCGCCAAGAGGGAGAAGGCCCCGCGCCCTCCGAAGGTGCGGAA